GTCGGTCACACGCAGTGGCCGTTGCCGGCGTGCCCTTCTTAACACGAAGGGTTTCGGCGGTAGCTAGCAGGAATGAACCCGGCGAGGTGTTCATCAGCAGAAAGGACTCGCTGTAATCGCACGCGATTTACGTGGTTGCCCGGATGGGCAACATGATTACAGCGTTCCGCTGAAGAACGCACTCCCAGTTCATATCTTATTAATTGTGATGGAGAGTATGGACCAGATTTAAGTAAGGAAATATTTTCCTTATACTTCTGGAGGGAACGGTATACATCTGAAGAAGGTTTAGCGCTAGGGTAGACCTCAATGATCCGCTTTCTAGCGGTTCTCAGTAAAGCACCAATCCTCTTTAAGGGAATGTCATCAGGGGTCTTCACCTTCGAAACGAAGGGGAATATCCCCATGGCACATAGACCATAGGTGTGACCACCTATGGACTCCCTGACCAGAGGAACCCAGTCCTCGGACTTCACGATAGTTGGGATATCTAGGAAACCTTCTCGAGGTTTCTCATATCCGACCACTTTGTGGTCCCCTCTGGTGAGAGGGCAATCTGCCAACGCGAACTCTGTCGCCATCTCCGTAGCGGGATGGTGAGCAGTAGTCGTGTATGGCCGTGAGAGGTCTGAGGTCAGTAGGAGATTTGCATCTCCTTGGGCAAATGCTTTACTTATGAGGTTCGGGGCTGCCAAGATTGAAGCTATCTTATGAGACATAGTGCTCAGCTTCACCCAAGGCAGTTCTAAACCACCTAGTGCCCTGGGGGCACCGGGATCTATCCCGAACTTATAAGCCTCCCTAACCAGACCTGGCATAACCTTACCCATAAGTCGTTTAACCGACCTAAGGACTTCCGGAAGGAAGTTGCTCGGAACATGTTCCAAATGAGCAGTAAGGGCCGGCCCAAGCTTGATAACAGGAATTCTCCCGTTACCACCCCTAGGGGTAAAGAGCTTAGCCGGTATGTCACCAAGGGTAGTATACCCGTCAAAGACGTGGTTATACACTACCCGGTTACGGTTAGTTAGAGGAGGAAATAAGTCTAAGACCTCCACCGCCTTCTTCTTGGCGCGGAAAGTGAATTCTGCAAAGACACCACCGTTGGAAGATACGAAAGATTTGGGTATCGATGGCTCAAAGCCTATCGACCCAAGGGTCTTTTCGTAGATTTCAACGACAGGCCTGGGGATGACTGCAAGCAGATCATCACCACAGATTCTGGCGCACCTCTCCGCCTCGCGGATCCTGTCACGGACATAGCCAAATGGCCGTCCTTTGACAGATCCACCGAGTGAGAGTGCAAAACAGAAGAAGTTTGCTATGTTAAGCATTGGCCAGGACACTGGAGACCCCATGAGTATTCCCCGATTATTGTAATTGTAACAAGCACCACCGACATATAGGTCATGTTGACCTAGAAGTCTTAGTGCAAGTGCATCACAAATCGGATACTCGGCAATCTCCCAACCTTGTAAAATGGTCGAGAGAATTGCCACAAGGGCATCCTGGTGACACCGGTCAGTCGCCGAAGAGAGGTCACTTGAATAAATGACCTTTCCAACCGACGACCCGCTTAACACCTCACTTACCGCGCGCGCCTTATCGCCCTCAAGAGTCGGTCGGGTAACAACCCATCTACGGAGGATATCGAAGAACAGCCTGCGGACGTAATGTCCAGCCACAATTTCATGAACTTCATGAGATGTGACTTGACGGACCTTACATCCAGGCTCTGAAACTTGTGCGACCCGGCAACGTAGGTTACGTTGTTGGTACACGCACTCGCTAAGAGCTATTGCTGTTAATCGGGACTCCGAGTAGATCTGGTGCAGAACAGGATATCCTGTTCTGGATGTCTCTATTGCCTTTGTGAGTCGAGCCTCTTCCTTCATCCATTCGGACGAAGTAGAGCGATTCTTTAAATGATCGGACAACTCCTT